GCCAGCGACTTCATCATCCGTTTTTGAAGGGAATAAATACTTCAGTGCTTCTATGCTATCAACACCTAATTCCTGTAAGTTCCGAGTGAAAATTGACTGGTTAAGTTTATCTTGTGTGGTGTCTTCATAGACCGGCCCCATCCAGCGCCAGCAAACCGTCCGATCCCCGTCTGGAGCTAAACCAAGAACTCCATCAGGTACCTGTTTAGTTTGGACTGCTACATCAATTGCTTTCTGTAGTTTCTTTTCATAAGTTGCTTTTTGTTTTTCATATTTGGCTTCTTGAAGTGGATCATTGGGATCTTCAGGAGGATTCGGATATTTGATTCCATTGGCATAAGCCAGTGATTTACGGAAGATCTGCTCCTCCTGAAAGATCATTAATTCAAGGCACTTACAAATACCATAGGTATAAAGTTGTAAGCATTTTTTCTTAGCTGTTGCACTTACCCGTCCATAAGCTGATTTGATCTCCGTAGCAGTTACGTTAGTAATACTAAGATCGTCGATGCCGCCCAAGGCAAGACGGATCTCACTACGAAGTTGTTCGGCATACCGCGCCTGATCAGCACTTACAGCATTTGGTGTAATAAAACCAACACGATCTGTTGGCTCCAGGTTAGCAATAACTCGCGGTACACGCATGCCGCTTCCCGGTTTACCGTAATAACCAGGATTCTGACGAGTTACGTTATCTGATTTATAAGTAGAACTAGAAAGACTGAATTCAGAATTAAAACCTGATTGACTTGAAATACTAGGACGTTGCGAAACATCCCCATCACTTTTCTCAATAATGTCTTGCTTTGGTCGGGAAGACAGTAAAGTTGGATTGCCAAAGAAAGAAAGGTTTGCACGGATGTTTTTAACCATCTCATCGTGTGCAATAATCTGATTAGCCATCCACTCAAATTCACCGTGACCGTCAGTACCAAAGGCATCTGGGTTATTAAAAACCTCCACACACGGAATAAATTCCATGGTGTTAACTGTGGTCGTCGTGTTCCCCAGCGTTGCAAATTCCACCGGGGTGTCAAAACTTAACTCCTGTTCGCTATGGCACTCTTCGATCTGGCTAGCAGTAATCCGCAACCGCATATACCGTTTATCTGTTGAAAGACCAACACCGCCAAAACCACGGCTAGATTTGACCTTATAAGGATAGATAATAATTACTTCTTCTAAATCACCCTCGGGAGTGTAATAAGTTCTATACGCATCTTTATCAAACCAATACAACCGATACGTTTTATTTGTGGGACGAATGTAAAACAATCCTTTACCGTAGGAAAGGAACCGATCCCACATTGAATCCAAACGTGCATCTAGTTTATTAAACTTGATGACTTGCTGGATAAAATCAAAACGCTGTGTACCAAAATTGTCCTGGTGTGGATAAAATTCAACACCTTGGCGTATCCCAAACATCTTCATTTGGGATAAATGCGCATTCACCAGCATGGTGTCAGCGCCGCCGTCCGCATCCCTGTTGACGACTGACTTGATAAAATCGTCTAAAACGGTCTTGTTATCGGACATGCGTTTGAAAACTCTTTAGCTATTATGCCTCAATTTCGTAACCAGCGTGCAACCTTTTTAAGGTAATCACATCATCTTCTACTTCAACGTCAAAACGTTCGCCCGGAACAAGGCCCATGTCGTGGCAAAGTTCATCAGGCAAGGGAACAACGGCAGAACCGTATGCATCCTGGTCTAATTCAATGATGTAGTAGCCGGTAGACATTGTTGAGTGGTTTTATAAGTTTAGGTCCAGAATACTCTGACCTTAATATTCGAGCTCAAGCTTACCACGTGTCATCAGTCCATTACAAAGCCAAATTAAGGCGTCGACACAGTCGTCATGTGAACTGACGCCAAAGTTGATGATCTCATCTGTCAGTGCTTGAAATTTACGATATTTATTAAAGACAATCTTACGCTGTTCAAACAACCCCATAATGCCTCTAAAACGTGCGACTTTATCCCCACGGAATCCCTTGACTGCGTGCCAATTCAAGTTATAAAGACCGTGATCACCAAGGCAAATACGTTTGAAATCAGCTTCCAACGATGCTTGGTATGCGACTGCTTCAGACCAAATATCAATAGAACTACCGCTGGGATGATATTGATTTCCGTCTTTGTGTACAATACCCCACTCATAACACATTTCCATTAGGGACTCTAATTTTTCTAAGTTGCCCATAATCCTGATCCGTTTGCAGTCAATAATGTGAATTTTGTCTTTTACTCGACCGCCTAATACCATGACGGTGTAATCATTTTTTTCTCGAACACCAGCAGAAAGATCTACTCCGATTCCCAAAGCATCGAAATCTGTTGAAATTTGTCCTTTAACAATTAAATCTGGCGAAATTGAAAGTTCACTGGTTTGAACAACTTGGTTTTGATATTGGAAACTAAAACTAATTGGAGCTTGGCGGCGACGATCTTGAAGATACTCCAACGACCACATTTCAGGCCAATAGGATACTTCTTCACCATTTTCATCTACAGTAACGGCTGATTGAACAATTTGAATCCAGTCGTTAGCAGGAATAAAAGTTGTATTATGAATATCATCATGTCGGAAGCGTGTACCAAGGCAAATTGCCCTACCACCTTCAAACATTGTAGGGACAATAACTGAGTTCCAGTTATCCTCCATCATTTGTCGGATGTCGCGATTTTTAATATCGTCGGCGCTTTTTACCACATCATCGAGTATACATAAGTGGCTTCGTTTAGAAGTCACAGCACCCTTGAGACCTGCACAACAAATAGTAAATTCTTCTTCACCAGTAGACTTAATGCCTGCAAATTTCCAATCGATGCTCCAATATTCATTGGAGTTAATCCCTTTGGCAATTTTTACTGTAGGAAAAATTTCTCTATAGATTTTACTTTCTTCAATGATGCGTTTAATAGCAGCACTTTTAGGGCGAGCAACATCAACAGTGTAAGAAATATAAAGAATTTTTAACGGTTTTTTATAGAGGGCATGAACACCAATTGCCCACGCCGTGTACAAACCAAGAACGGTCGACTTGGCTGACCCCCGTGGAGCCAAAATGTCAATGTTTGGTCCACCAATGCCAATCAAACACTCAGTATCGTCACCAGTGCAGAGATAACGGTGCCATTCTTTGTGGTGTGCTGCAGGAGGTTTTTCGCCTACAACATCGCAAAAATAAGCAAAGTCTGTACGGGCGCGTTCAATGTCAATCCCGGATGTTTTTTTAACAACTTGTTGTTTTGCCGCAGCGCGTGCTGTTCTGCGGTAAACACTATAGATACTGGTGCCTGCCATGCGCCTACCTTAGCGCATTAACTCCTAAGATTCTTCGTGAAGGATTTTTGTCCACACACCCATTGAAGCTTCTTGAAGCGGACCTTCGATTGGATCGTCACGGAAGATCAAAAGCATCTCCCTAAGAGCACGATCGGCACCAGCCAGGATTAACCCTTGTTTGTCCGTCAGGTGCTTCTCGTCATTTAACTGTTTAATTGAGCCTCGCAGCTCTTTTTGAAGCATTGCAATTCGAGCAGCTCCCATATCCTGCTTAATCATGCCAAGATCAATGGCATCCCGAAGTTTGGAAATGTCTTGCTGCATGGAATCGATTTCCATTTCTAAGATGGCATTAAAATTCCTTTTCTTGAATTCTTTTTTAGACCACTCATCGCATTCCACGATGGTACCTGTAAACCCAAGGAAACGGGAATACAGGTACATTTGAATTGGTGAACTAACCTGTTTACAGAAAGCAAGAAAGGATTCGCGGTCTTTTTCAGTTAAAGACTCGATCCAGTCAATCATGCGTGATAAGCGTTCGTTGCTCGACTATAGTCTAAGTTATTTTGATAACGGCGGAACATCTCTTGTTGGAGGTTGGTCGAACGCTGTTCTTCTGCTGTTTTTCCAATTGTTGCAAGTTGCCCACCAATTTGTTGAGCACCTGTTGCAAGTTGTCCGCCAATTGCTTGAGCACCTACAGCAAGTTGGCCACCAATAGCCTGTCCCTGTGTCAAGCGTTGCTGCTCACCTGAAGTCATCATGGTGAGGCGATTTTCAGCACCAGTGGCCTGAGTTTGGCGAATACCTTGAGTCGTGTTGAACTCAGAGTTAGTTTGATCTAGTTGCGATCCCAATACGGCATTTAACCATTGTTGTGCGGATGTTACCTGATCAATTGCAGTTTGTGTTGTAACAGATTGCGTAGGCACCTGGGTCGGCGGCCCCGGAGGCGGAGGTGCAGGGATGTATTGAACAGAGGGAGAAGGTGCTGGTTTGCCGCCCATGGTAAATTACTTTCCTACAGATTATTGTAACAAGAAGAAATTAAGCTTTGGCGCCAGCAGCAATACCAGTGGCGTTAGCAATCTTTGAATTATAAGAGGCACGCTGAACAGCATCGAGCATATTTGCTTCAGCATTAGAGGCTGTTGCCATTTGACCTTGAAGAGTTGCACCACGGGCTGCAATGTTCATAGGATTATTCGCAGCATTTAACAATTGATTTGTTAAATCTTGTGATCTCAGCTTTAACGCATTATTCATTAATTGACTCTGATATCCTTGCTCCAGTGCTTTAGTTTGCGCAGTATTAAAGTTGTTAAAAATAGCATTTTGTGTTTGAAGATTTGAAATATCTTGCGCTGTAATAGGGCTGGCAAAACCACTTGGCATCCAAGGGGTTAAGCCGGTTTGATCTGCTGGCTGAGAAGCAGCTGTTTGTGCTGCCCAATTCCATATTTGACTAGACGGTACGGATAATGCATTACTTCCTTCTGGAGTGAAATTGCTAGAAATACCTGTTCCGCCAGGAAAATATTTTTTCCAAGCGTCGCTAGTCCCTAATAGTGATGATATATTTCGAAAAGTCTTGCTCCCCCAATCCATCGATGGATTTGACATGATCAGTATAAGAAAGTAGTGCGTGCAATTGCACCAGTATCTGCAAGAGCTTGATTAGCAAGTTGTGCGCCGTACTGCTGTCCACCTAAAATCAAACTTTGTTGCGTTCCAAGTTGTGTTTTAAGTCCTGCCATTGCAGCTTGACGTTGTAAATCGCGTTGTTTCATTGTGTCAGAAACTTGAGTGTTATAGTTCTGCTCTAGATTTGCATTTTGCATTGCAAGTCGTTGAAGTTCTTGACCAACGGCAATAGATTGTTGGGTTGCTCCAATGGGATTTACATAGGAGAACCCGCGTTGAACATCCTGATCAATATTTGGTGCGGCTTGTCCTTGAAATGTTGGTTGAGTTAAGCCAGCTTTTTGCAGCTGCTCATTACGTTGCCAGTTTTGTTGTGTCCCCACTGCACCAAGGCCGGCCTGTGTGCCTTGACCGAGTAAATTAGTGGCAGCGCTGGCTACTGGGGATAAAGCTGCACCAGAGAGCAGCTGGGTTCCGATATTGGCTGCTGTAGGGGCTGCTTTTGCAAGCGGTTGAACAAGGCGTGCACCTGCACCTGCAATGCCAGGGGTTCCCGCCATTTCAGCCAGGCCAGGAAGAATTTGGCCTGCCATACGACTTGCTACAGCACCTTCCGCAGCTGCCCCAAGACCGCCTGTAGCTGCACCTAGCCCGCCCCCTACAAGAGCGCCTCCTAGAGTTTTTCCAAGGTCCCCACCACTTTGTCTGTATGCTTGCATGCCACCTGTAAGGGCACCAAGTCCACCACTAATTGCAAGCCAAGGCCACATAATTTAACTCCTCTTGTTAAGTATTTTAATAGAGATAAGCTTTAGTTTTTATTTAAAATAAAGAGCCTGCAAGTGCTCCTCCAGCAGCGCCAGCTATCGGGCCCAAAAATGATCCAGCAAGGCCAGTAGCCAGTTTTGCTACCGGTGCCCAAGGAGAGGCTTGTCCTTGTACACCACCAACAACCCACGGATTCTTGCCTGCATTAGGATCATAAATGCTAAATCCAGGAAGTATTTGATTAAAGCCGCTACCTACTGATCCTCCTCCAAAAACAGCACCTCCACTTCCTTGCTGACCTTGTGCTTCTTGCTGTAACTGATCTTGATATTTACTTATAGCAGTTCCCGCCATGCGAGGTACCCACTGCACTGCTTGATCCCAAGGGACCCCTGCTGTATCCCCTTTAGAATCCCAATACTGTGGAAAATTTGTATTAGTGTTAATTCCAATTTTTGCTGGATTCCATTGACTTGCTTTTCCCCAATCAATACTGCCAGCTCCTGTTGCTGCTGGAGATGGATTCCAATAACTGGAAATATCAAAAGCCATGGTATTTATGTAAAAGTGTTTAGTTGTTAGTTGTTTTTAGTATTCTACAAGATTTGGTTCAGACGCCACCATAATACATTCCAGGTTGCTGCATGCCTGCCATAAACATAGAGTTATAAATAGCTTGCTGGCGTGGCGTAACGTAAGGAACGTGTTGCTGTTGTTGACGTTGACGATCTACTTGCATAGCTTGCTGAAGCTGATTTACAGCCATATCTGCTGCAAGTCCGGCGCCAAAAGATGTTGCTCCTCCTGCTAAAGATCCAATAACTGCAGGTGTTTTTTCTGAAGCTGCGATCCGTGCTGCCACTCCAGACAATCCGGGGGCATCTACAAATTCCGTTGTTCCGCTTAACAGGTTACCAGCCGCACGGGCCGCACTAGATTCAGCAGCTGCACCAACTTTAGGAATAACTTGTTTTAAGTAATTACCTAAAACAGCAGCAGCCATGCGAGATTCTGCACTCATAAGTTTTAACCTATCTTCGTACCTGATGCCCCAGGATAATTCATTTTACCAGCAGCCAATGTTCCAGCTGGGTTAAAATCTGCAGGTTGTTGTGCTTGAACAGCTGCAATCGTTCCTTGTGTTATTTTTTGTTTTTGGGGCACTAATCCATTGTTAACCAGATATTTACTTAAGAATCCAGTGCCCCAGTTCTGTGAATTTGAATCTGTCCGCGAGGCCTGCGGACCAATTGATTGAATTTTTGCTAATACTTGATCGGCAACGTCATTATTAAAACCTTGTCGTGAAAATGTTGCAGCATCCGGCTGCTGTGCATAAGCACTCATCCAAGGATTATCTTGGCTGGGACCAATAGCAGCATAAGGTCCCAGTGTACCTGCATTAAGCGGCTGTCCTTTAGCAACTGCCTGTTCTGCTAAATCAGAAAAATTTTTATTAAAAGGTAGATTAGCCATATTTAGCCATTTCTATTTTCCTGTTTTTTTACGGAGCTTAGATAATGTTTTAGCTAGATTTGCTTGTTTAACAGTTTTTTTATCGTATTTATCAGGATTAGCAGTAACTTTTGCAGCAAACTCAGCTGTGGACATGCCAGCCTCTTTTGCTTTTTTTGAGAAAACGCCAGGATGTTCTTTGGTTGCTTCCTGAATCCACTTTCCGCCTTCAGCCATGATTCTTATTTAATGAGTTGACGAATTGCTGTGTAAACATTGGCTTTATTAGTTAGACCGTTAACGTGATCAGCAACTGCTTGTGCGGCCTGAACTTGAGGAAGAAGTTCGCTGACTTTCTCATATTCACGAACTTTGTTAGCAGCTGTGGCTGGTAACCAACCTTCAGCAAGTTTTACCGCCACATGTTGAATTTCGCTTGAAGTAAGCGTGCCATCAGCCAGTGCTTCTACTACAACTTCAAAAGCCGCATCTACTTGAGAGCCGCTCCAATTCTTCATATTTTTATCAAGAACAGGATCAATAATATTGTATGCTTTTTGAACTAGTGGGCCGTACTTGCTAAGGGCCGAAGCAGCTTTTGTTTTATTAAAACGAACAGTCAGCGCAGTAGCACCTGCACCAATGACTGCTGCAATGATTGGCTCCAGGAAAGTCATGACTGCCTCTCAGATGTAATTAATCTAGCACTGACAACTGCAATCAGCGCAGCAAGCCAAGTTTTCTAGAAGTGTGTACAAGTTTACCCAAAGAACCCAAGTCCTCCCCATGGGACAAACTTTCTCCAATTTCCATTTGTAAAGGAGAAGCAACTTTATACTCATAGGCTTTTTCAGGATTTGCGTGATAATGGACACTCAACAGTCCGGGTTGGGAAGCATTGATATGAGAGATAGCGCTGCTTTCTTCAGGAGAAAAAGTTTTAGACATTAGATTTTTACCGTAAGATTGTGCAAAGTCTTTGGCTGAACCAGAGCTTACTGCAGGTTGAATAACTTGTCCAGTGCCTACATATTCTGTTTCTGGTTGTGTTCCATATTTTTTTGATAACACTTGATCACGTAGGGATTCCCGTTGCTCACGGTTCATGTGGGCATGCGACCGCAGTAAAACAGTATCCAGTTCACGAACTTCTTCCCGGCTTGGGCCATGGGAAGTAACGGGTTGCGCAAAAGGGGCAAAAGATTGTGATGTAACAAGCTTTTCGCTTTCAGTCACAGGCTTAGTCCTTAAAGACTCACGCGCTTCAGAACCTGGTGCTGCTCCTCTAGCAACCTGACGTACTTGAATTTCAGGGTTAACTTGCTCTTGACCAAAACGCTGCGCAGTTGTTGGCGGCGTCACGTCCATGGATGCCCGCACAGCTTGGGGCATACTGGCAGGCTCTGTTGGGCTTTCAATATCCCGTAAAGAAGGATTTTCAGCTTGTAACTGTTTATAACGAGGTGAACTGCGGAAAGCTTCAACATGAGTAGCGGGTGTATAACCAATCAGCTCATCCTGTCCCTCAGCACGTTGAACGGGCGTCTCATAAGGAGTCCCAACTTGGATATTTGATTCCGCCGCTTCGGGTCCTACTGCAGCTGTTGGTGCCCCTAGTCCCCCTAAGAAACTAGAAACGCGGGAATGTAAATCTTGGAGACCTTCTGCAACGGGGCCAGTTCCCGTCTCCATGTGGTGTTTTGCAATAGCGGCACCGCCAGCGAGCATCCCTGCAGCTAATGCAGTTTTACCAATTGCATCCACGGCACGCCTTAAACCACTTTTTTGAGGCTGTGGTACATAGCCACCTTGTCGTCCAATATTTTCAACAAAATTGCGTACATGTGGCGCCAGGTACATGCGTTCTTCTGGTGTACGCGGATATGGATTGCCTGTCAGCTTTGACCAAATACTGAAATCTTGCGGGGTTGCCGACACTTTATTTTTACCTAGATATAAACGATTTTAAATCAAATAAATGTGTAGAAAACGTTTCCCCTAATTGGCCGTTAATAGGGTCGATTTAGGGAAAATTTTGCGGCAGCCATCAAGCGCGCTCTGTTACAAAACTTAGCCTGAGAGAAAAAAAGAAAGGAGGATGTTACAGGGTGTGACTGATTGTGAAGAAATATTTGTTAACGGTTTACGTTGCGCTGATTTGGTTGCGTGGTGGTGGCTGAGGCGCTATGATTGGGTCAGGCCAGGCGAGAGCTTGGCTGTCCACCTAGTACGGATCAATCCATGGCACAGATCACACGCGCACAATCCACCGAAGCCGTAACGGCTCTGTTTGATTGGTCGCAGAATTACTCTTTCCCTTCTCCCGCTTCCATGTTCTTGGACTTAATCGGCTACAGCCAGGCGACTCTGGGAGAGCGGCTCTGCTCTGAGGCTCAGCCTTCTCTTGGTTATCTAGAGCTCGATTTGCTAGGAAAGGCCCTTGTGGCCTATGCTGAGCATCCCAGCACCGTCTGGGATCATGTCGAGAGCTTGCTCCAGTCAGAGGCTGCTTAGGTTCTGATTCCAGCCCAGGGGGCTCCGGCCCCCTCTGCTGGGTTCACCAGCGCTAACCACCTAGTAAGGTTCAACCAATGATCGCTATCGAGTTTGGCTATTCTCTTTTCTCTGAAGATACTGATGGCTGTTGGCTTGCCCGTCAGATGTGGCCGTCAGACTACTATGATTGGCTGTCACAGCTTGATGATCAGCCCGAGGAATCAGGCTAGATTCTCTCCCAGGGGGCTTAGGCCCCCTCTGAGGGATTCTTCCCCTCAAATTGTCCACTTAGTAAGGTTTAATGCTCTCTTAATGCCCGATTTTCGCCAAAATCACGATAAACCGCGCCAAATCAGGGGCAAAGTCTGTGCTGGACTCCCTGATATTGAACAATTCCAGGCATTCCTAGCAGAATTCGCCGATGATCTCGGTTTTAGCCTCACTTTCGAAGACCTAAGACGGCGGGGAGACTACGGACCCCTGCACGACTACACTTGGGGCCTCACTGAAGATCCCACCCGGGGTCAAAATTAGGGGGCAATCCCATAATGAGACCGTTTTGAGACCCGTTTGAGACAGTAAGGGGCCAAAATCCGGCCCTTTACACTACCCAACCCACAAAATCAACCCCAAAACCTCAAATATCACCAAATCAACACGCTTTTTACACTACAACACCCCTGTATCCCCTCCCAAATCCCTTGCACCGCAACCGTTCACGGGAGAAGGGCCTGAAGACTTGTGGGGGTTAAAAATTTTTTCGGCAGGAGCTGGGGAAACTAAAGGGTGGCCTAGGCTCTGCAAGGGTGCAAGGGTATTGCTGCTAACCCCTTGCCTTTAATCGGGAATTCACTCCAGTAGTTAACACTGCCCGGATTGTTTCAATGTATGAAGGTTGCTCGCTCTACTCTCCCCAGGGGTTAGAATAGAGTCAGCAGCCAATCAGCTGCATTCAACCACCTAGCAAGGTTCCACTTATGTCAGATGCATTCGCGATCCTTACTGTG